TATGCTGGATATGATCAAACTGGTGGTGACAATAATGTTGTTATTGGATATAATATTAATCTTGATGATACTAATGCATCTACTCAACTTAAGATTGGTTCTGATGGTGATTATTGGTTGAGAGGTGATTCTGCTAGATCTGTTTATATTAAAACTAATCTTGTCTTTGAATCCAATAATACACAAATTGTTATGAAAGATTCCACTGGAGCACTATGGTCAGTTGGAGTTGGTACTACTGGAGTATTGACAGCAACTCCTGTTTGATTACTAACTAAAACTTCAAAGGGACTCCGAAAGGGGTCTCTTTTTTTATGTCTTGACAGCAGGTTCTGATGGTGTTATGATAAATACATCAGCAAGTCAGGAAATCCTAACATTGCTAAGGTGCTTACCGAGACTTTGCACGATAAATACGTCTCTCATACCTACACTGGAGGGTGGTGTAGGAAATACTGTAACTGTTCAGTTCCCCCTGAGCTTATACTTACCCTTTAACGAAAAAATGACTGCTACAATTGCTTCACGCCGTTCTGGCGCTTCATCCACTTGGGAATCTTTTTGCCAGTGGGTTACTTCAACGAACAACCGCCTTTATGTTGGTTGGTTCGGAACTCTGATGATTCCAACGTTGCTTGCTGCAACGATTTGTTTCATCGTCGCCTTCATTGCTGCCCCACCCGTGGACATTGATGGTATTCGTGAACCTGTTGCTGGTTCACTCATGTACGGTAACAACATCATCTCTGGTGCTGTTGTTCCATCTAGCAACGCCATTGGACTTCACTTCTATCCCATCTGGGAAGCAGCAAGTCTTGATGAATGGCTCTATAACGGCGGTCCTTTTCAACTTGTTGTTTTTCACTTCCTCATCGGCATCTACTGCTATATGGGACGTGAATGGGAACTTTCATACCGTCTAGGTATGCGTCCTTGGATTATGGTTGCATACTCGGCACCTGTTGCTGCTGCATCTGCTGTATTCCTGGTCTATCCTTTCGGTCAAGGTTCGTTCTCTGATGCGATGCCTTTGGGTATCTCTGGAACCTTCAACTATATGCTTGTGTTCCAGGCAGAACATAATATCCTGATGCACCCTTTTCATATGATGGGTGTGGCAGGCGTCTTTGGTGGTTCGCTCTTCAGTGCTATGCACGGTTCACTTGTAACCTCAAGTCTTGTCCGTGAAACCACTGAGAACGAGTCACAGAACTATGGATACAAGTTCGGTCAAGAAGAAGAGACCTACAACATTGTTGCTGCCCACGGTTATTTTGGACGCCTTATTTTCCAATATGCGTCCTTTAATAACTCCCGTTCGTTGCACTTCTTCCTGGCTGCTTGGCCTGTTGTAGGTATCTGGTTCACTGCTCTTGGTGTTTCCACGATGGCTTTTAATTTGAACGGATTTAATTACAATGGTTCTATCAAAGATAATCAAGAACGTGTTATTCCTACTTGGGCAGATATTTTGAACCGTGCTGGTCTCGGTTTTGAAGTAATGCACGAAAGAAACGCACATAATTTTCCTTTAGACCTTGCTGCTGCTGAAGCAACTCCTGTTGCCCTCACTGCACCTTCTATCGGTTGATATAATAAGGAGGAACTCTTCGGAGTTCCTTTTTTATTTGCTAAATAGTTGAAGTTATGGTATAATAACTTCAACCAACCAGAGAAACTATGAGAACTTGTAAAATCTGCAATCAACTAAAACCACTTACGGAGTTTTATCAAACTGTAAGAAATGGAGAACCCTATGGATATCATGGGAAGTGTAAATCCTGTTATATTAAAAAACAACAGAAGAATTATGATCCGATTAAACAAAGGGACGAAAATCTAAAATATAGGTATGGGAAAAATTTTGGATTGCAAGAATATAATATACTTTTAGAAAAACAAGGACATAAATGTGCTATTTGTGGAACTGATGAACCTAAAGGAAGAAAATCTGGAAGAGGTGGTGAAATTGATGTATTTTTTGTAGATCATAATCATAAGACTGGTGAAGTAAGAGGTTTGCTTTGTAATGTTTGTAATAGAACAATTGGATATGTGAATGAAGATATAAATCTTATTAAGAATATGATTGAATACGTTAAAAAACACCAATGACCTTCCTTCACATCCTCCTACTCTTCCAACTGTTCGGCATACTCCTTTTCATAATGTCCATCACACAATACCTATGATATCTTCCACTACTCCATATAAACTCGCAGAAATTATCAGAGATACTTGGCCTCAACTTTACAGACCGATGAAACCACCTTATAATAAACAAAATGAATCACAGAAAACATAAGCAATCTATAAATCTCAAAAAGAAGAAGATGACTTATACACCTGAGGGATACTTGAAGGACCCCCCAGATGCAAAATGTCCATACTGTGGGGAGTCTAAAAAAGGATGTTCTTATGTTGATAGTTTAAGTCGTGCTTGGGCAAGAGATATTTGTAAGAAAAAATATGATAAAGAAAATCCTACTGATTCTTGAACGAGACTCAGATATCACTTATAAGGATGAGTTTCATTACATCTATATTACTTTGAAAGAACTTATAGGGGTCATAAGGACTAGCAATAAATAACAATAAGTTGCTAAACTTTATGGAACTTTACACTTCTCCGCAGGAATACCTTTTTAATCTTAAAACTTCATCAACACAAGAAGCAAAACGATTATGGAGAAGATCAATTAAGGAGAAATGGAATCACCAATGTGCTTATTGTGGATCTGATCAAAATTTAACAATTGACCATGTAGTTCCACAATGTAAAGGTGGAAGTGACTTTATTACAAATGTAGTTTGTTGTTGTGAAACGTGTAATCGTTCCAAGGCACATACAGATTGGCAAACTTGGTTTTACAATCAAGAATTCTTTACAGAAGAAAAATATAATGCTATATTGGACTGGATGAAACCACAATCAAATACAAATTTATACAAGTACAGATCAAGAAGAAATAATGCATCTTAACATTTATGAATGATGGCAGTATTTACCCCATTACTTCTGAAGTGATGGGGATCTTAATTTCAGTTTTAATAATTCTTATACCCTTATTAATAGTTTTATGAGTTTTACAGTTTATTCAAGACACGGTTGTCCATATTGTGACAAGGTTAAAACAGTTCTAAGTCATGTCTCTGCAACAAAAGGAGAACAGGTTGTTTATTATGATTTGGGAACTAATTTCACTAGAGAAGAATTCTATGCTGAATTTGGTGAAGGTTCTACATTCCCACAAGTCATTTATAATCAACAACATTTAGGTGGATGTTCAGATACTGTTAAGTATTTGCAAGAAAATAATATGCTATAATGTCGATAAATAAGTTTGATGGTCACGAAATAAATCGTGGATTTGAGTTAATGCTTCGCAGAGGAGGAAAGACGATTCCAGAAGAACTTAAAGAAAGAGAGTTTCATTTTGGTAAAGTTTTTTCTCTTATCAAAAGAGAAATACATATTGAATTTAAACTCTCTGTTATTAAAAAAATGTAAATCTCTCGGAGACAGAAAATGACCGCACCAGAACTCACCCTTTTTTGTTTAGTTAGTTTTCTTTTTTTATGTGTCGGTGGAGTTATCGGTTGGTTAGGAAGAAATCTTAGCTTTGAATATCAAAGAAATCAAGGATATCTTCACCCAGAATTTTTTGATGAAGATGGAAATGTAATCGCAGATGAAGTCATTTCAGTAAGATTTGACCCAATGATGTTTGAAGAAATTGAAGAATTGGAAGGAGAAGACGAGGATTAATCTAAATAGTAAAAATTGAGTTGAAACAACCTATTATGCCTACAAGAACAGCAGTTAAAAAAACAACAGTTAAAAAAGCAGCAGCACCAAAAGAAGTCAGTATTGAACTTCCAGCAAATCCATTTGTGTTTGAAATTTTTGATCTTATAAACAAACAAAGGTCTGCTGCAAAAAAAGTAGAGATTTTACAAAAATATGATCATCCTTCTTTGAAGGCATTGTTTATTTGGAATTTTGATGAATCTGTAATTACAATTCTTCCTCCTGGTGAAGTTCCATATTCAAATTTAAAAAATGAACAAAAGTTTAAAGGAACTTTAACTGATAAAGTGGAAAGTCTTGTGGATACAATGGAGTATAACGAAACTACTTCACTTGGAAATGCAAGTGATATGACTGGTGGTCATACGACTATTCGTAAAGAATTTAAAAGATTTTTTAATTTTATTAAAGGTGGAAATGATTCCCTTTCTGGTCTTCGTAGAGAGACTATGTTCATTCAAATGTTGGAAGGACTTCATCCTCTTGAAGCACAAATTATCTGCCTTGTGAAAGATAAAAAACTTCAATCAAAATATAAAATTACAAAAGAAATAGTATCAGAAGCATATCCTGATATTCAATGGGGTGGACGTTCATAAGATAAAAATGAATATTATACATAAAGACTGTGATAAATCTGCTGCTAAAAATATACAACTTCCTATCAATTCATATCTTGTAACTTATATTTCTGAAAATAAAGAAACATATGATGTTGTCCAAGCATCAGGAAGAGTGCAAATATTTGATTACTATTATGATACTTATGGTAAGGGAAATATTTTAGACATTAGATGGACAGACGGTAAAGTCAATCCAAAAGTTTATGGATATGTGCCAAAAGAAACCAAGAAAAAAAGATGACTGACAATAACATCAAAGCAAATATTAATTTTGAAGAATTTCAAAATATCAAAAAGCAATATAAGAAAATTAAAAAATATATGAAATCTTCTCTTTATGAAATTAAAAAATTAGATGGAACAGAAAAACTTGTAACCAATCTACTTAAGGAAAATGAACAAGACGCAATTTGATACAGTCTTCATTTCTGATGTTCACTTGGGAACAGATAGATGCAACATCGAAAAGTTTCTTAAGTTTCTGAATGAACTTAATACAAAAAAACTTGTATTGGTTGGTGATATTCTAGATGTGCATTGTATGGAAAAATATAATACACATTGGAGAAAAGGACACACAAAAGCAGTAGAAAAGATTGTTGATATTTGTAGAAAAGGAACAGAAGTGATTTATGTTCTTGGCAATCACGATGCGATTGCAAGAAAATATGTAAAAAACAAATCTTTTAAATTGGATAATCTTGTTGTGTGTGATCAATATATTCACATCAGCAAACAAGGAGAAAAATTCCTTTGCGTTCACGGAGATCAATACTCTCAATATTCTTCTGGTTCATGGAAGCAGTACTTTATGAATTGGGGATACGAAACGATTACTCCATTAAATAACTTTTTGAAAAAAACAATCGGATTTTCTTTGGTTAATTTTTTAAAGAATATTCAGAGAGGTAAAGATTATATCAATAATTATCAATATGATTTAATTCGTTATGTGAGAAAACTTGGTGGTTATGACGGAGTAATTGCTGGTCATATTCATCATGCAAATATTCGTAAGTATGATAATCTCACATATATGTGTTGTGGAGATTGGACAGATACTTGTTCAGCAATCGTAGAAGAAAACGGATCATTTAGAATCATTAAATATTAATTTTGTATCAAATGTTACAAAACTAATTATATATATACTAAACGTTCATTTGCTATTTGCGAATAGCAAACGGAAGTAGGGATACCGAAGGAACGCACCAATACCAAAAGTAAAGGAGCACCCTCAATGAAAACTAAAAATAACTGGCAGCTTGTTTTGATCAAGCAACAAAAAGAAAAAGAACAACGCAAACATAAAGCAAAATTAGCAATGGCAATGCGTTGATTTAAAGGAGACCTTGACAGGTCTCCTTTTTTTATGTAAAATAGTAAAAAACACTACGGAGTTATGAACCGAGACAAACTAAAACTTATAGTTAAAAATTTAGAACTTCTTATTAGTAGTCTGAAAGAAGAAATTTATTCAGACCCAACATCATATAGATATGAAGATGCAACAAATAGAGTTGTAGATTACGATGAGGTATTTGAAGATGACGACGACTAAAAAAGCACTAAAACAATCTTACAGAACACTTAAAGGGAGTTGGTTTTAATGAAACCAGTAAAAGCAAAAGATCTTCTAGAACTAGATAAGAATATGAAAGTTGTGTTGCTTCGGCAGACACCACTTCCACAAACTCTTGTTTATCAGGCAGGAAAGAATGATTACTCTGAGGAACCCATTCATACGAAAGATATTCCGTTTGAAAAAGAATGCGGAAAGTGGGTTGTGGACCAATTACTTGCAAATGAAAGAGGTCATTGGGGACCGTTGGAACATCCTGCAATCACTTTGGACTGTGCTGGATTCGTTCATAATGTAATGGTTCAGGCACGAACTCATCGTGTCGGTGTATCATTTGATGTTCAATCACAACGTTATACTGGTCGTCGTGTGATTAAGGTTGCTAAAGGTGACCTAAGACCCGAAGAAGTTTATTATGTGCGTCCCCCTGGTCTTTATTTGGACCGTAAGGCACATAAGTATGAATGGACGCAGGAAGATTATGAAAGACAATTGAAGTTCTGTGTAGCAGCATCTGAACGTTATGCAGAGAACTTTGAAAAACGTGGTATGGCAGAAGAGCATCTAAGAGATTATCTTCCTCAGAACATTCGTCAGAACTTTGTAGTTTCATTCTCATTGAGAGCAGCACTTCATTTCTTAGATCTTCGTGCAAAACTTGATGCCCAATTAGAAATTCAGGCACTTTGTGAAGGTATGGTTCCAATTATTAAAGAATGGATTCCTGAAATTTTTAGTTATTATGAAGAAAAGAGGTTACATAAAGCTAGATTGTCTCCATAAAAATGAAAACCTATTGTGTTAAAGATCATCTCACTGGTCATATATTCAAAGTTCTTTTTAGTGAACAAGAATTTCAAGAGTTTCTGAAAAAAAATCCAGACATAGATGAGTGCATTGATTGCATTGAATGCGATGATGCACCATCTATTTGCATAGAATAAATATTTTTGTAAATTATTATAACTTATGGCAATATATCCAATTATTCATAAAGAAACTGGTGAGACGAAAGTAATTGAAATGAGTGTTCATGACATTACCCAGTGGTATCAGGACAATCCTGAATGGAAACGGGATTGGTCACAAGGATCCGCAAGTCCAGGAGAGGTTGGTGAGTGGAAAGATAAACTCATCAGTCGTAATCCTGGATGGACTGATGTTCTTCATAAAGCAAGCAAAGCACCTGGTTCAACTGTAAAAAAAATCTAATGGCAAGAAAAAGAAGAAGCAGCAGTGAAAACCAGCCAATCGGAGTTGGATTAACTACAAAGCAAATGAAAAGAAGAAAACCAATAGGTCCAGAATTACTTTTAGATATTGAACCATTAACAGAGAATCAAAATAAACTTTTTGATTCTTATGCACTTGGTAAGCAAATAGTTGCTTATGGTGCTGCTGGAACTGGCAAAACATTTATTACACTTTATAATGCACTGAAAGATGTTTTGAATCCAATTACTCCTTATGAACAAATCTATATTGTTCGTTCTCTTGTAGCAACAAGAGAGATTGGATTTCTTCCTGGAACCCATGAAGATAAATCATCACTTTATCAAATTCCTTATAAGAATATGGTGAAGTATATGTTCCAGATGCCTTCTGATGCAGAGTTTGAGATGCTTTATGGGAACTTAAAAACCCAAGAGACCATTAAGTTTTGGAGCACTTCATTTGTTCGTGGTACTACCTTAGACAATTCAATTATTATTATTGACGAATTTCAAAATCTCAATTTTCATGAATTGGATTCTATTATCACTCGTGTTGGTGAAAATAGTAGAGTTTGTTTTTGTGGTGATGCAAGTCAATCGGATTTAGTAAAATCAAATGAAAGAAGTGGCATTGTTGACTTTATTAATATTTTGAGAAAAATGCCTTCTTTTGATATGATTGAATTTGGTATCGACGATATTGTTCGTTCTGGAATTGTTAAGGAATATCTTGTAGCAAAAATGGAACTTGGATTGTAATGTTTAATCACGTTGACATTGAACTTCCCTATCTTGAAAGGGAAACGATTGATGGAGTAAGGTACTATAAAGTTCCAGAAGGAGATGAGTTGTTGCGACTTGTCTCCATTACTTCTGTGACCAGTCATAAGAACCGTCAGTTCTTTGCTGATTGGAGAAAGAAAGTAGGAGAAGAGCAAGCAAATAAAATCACAAAGCAGGCAACCAGTCGTGGAACTGATATGCATACTTTGTCTGAAATGTATTTGAAGAATGAAGAATTTACTTCTGAAGTTCTTCCAATTTCACAGATGTTATTTGGAATTGCGAAACCTTATTTAAATAAAATAAATAATATTCACGCACTCGAAAGGTCTTTATATAGTAAAGTCCTTGGAATTGCTGGTACTGTTGATTGTATTGCGGAATACAATGGTGAATTAGCAATCATCGATTTTAAGACTTCAAAGAAACCAAAACCACGAGAGTGGATTGAACATTATTTCGTTCAATGTGCTGCTTACGCTTGCATGTTATATGAAATGACTGGTATAATGGTAAAGAAATTTGTAATCATAATGGCTTGTGAAAACGGAGAATGTGAAATCTATGAAGAGTACGACAAAGCAAAATACATCAAATTGCTTACCGAATATATTAGAGAATTTGTTGCAGATAAACTTCAATCCTATGAATGACGAAATTAAAGAAGAACTCAGTAGTAAGTTCTTATGTCCACAAAAATTTGCACAAGATATTGAATTAATTGTAAAAGTATCAAAAATTAATTATATTGATGCAATTGTTACTTATTGCGAAGAGAATAATATCGAAGTTGAAACTGTTTCTAAATTGATTTCAAAACCATTGAAAGAAAAGTTAAGACACAATGCAACCGAACTCAACTTCTTGAAGAAAACAACTCGTGCTAAACTGCCTCTGTGACTGATTTTGAAACATATAAAACTTACTTAGCATTCAAAAATCACTTTACAAAAAAAGATTATGACTACTTCAAATATTGCGGAAGAAGTAGAGCATCAATAAACAGTTTTTATAAACGCAAAGATAGGTATTTTTTTGAACGTTTAAGTCGTCAAAAAAATGATGATGAAATTAAAGCATACTTTGTTGCAAACTTTGTAGAATGTGATGATCCAGAAAGATTGTGGATTGGTGAAATCATTAGAAGTGGTGAAGATACTTATACTAACTGGTTAAAGAGATCCCAAAGTTTATTTTATTTGTTTAAAACAGAAGTAGAAGTTTTTGTAAGAAAAGATAATTTTGAAGAGTTATTTGATTGTAAAACTGGAAATCATCCAGAAATTTTAAAAAAACATTTACAAAAAGCAGTTAGTATAGAAACAATTACAATTTTAGATTTAATTTTAGAATTTACTAAAAGATTTGATAAGAAACTTACTGATCCTGTTTGGGAGTTTATAAGTTTAAGAATTCAAAAATATAAACCATTCCTAAATATTGATGTAGATAAGTATAAACAAACACTTAAGGAGATTGTATTATGAGTGGATTTTTTGATTCGGAAATGGTCAGAAAATCATTAAAAGAACTCGACGATCTTCAAGAAAAAATTATGAATCAATTGTACTATCTTCCTTTTGCTGATAAAGAAAAAAAGAGAGAACATCTTGAATCAATGAAAGAGTTTTTAGAAAAACAAAAACTTTTCATTTTTAGAATGTCTTTATCTGATGATCCAGAAGCAGTAGAGATGAAAGAAAAAATCATTGAATCTGCTCAACTTTTTGGTTTTAAAGCAGGAGATAATTTAAATAATTTCTTTGAAGATATGCAAGAAAAAATTAATGAACTTGAAGATACCCTTGACGTTTGACCTTATACCTGCTACACTTAATACGTACAATACATTCCAATACAACTAATACGGAGAATACGAATGTCTTTTGCTGATCTTAAAAAGCAATCCAAGATGGGATCTCTCACCGAGAAACTCATCAAACAAGTTGAGAAACTCAACGATAGTGGTTCCAAAGATGATGATCGTTTTTGGAAACCATCGATGGATAAGGGTGGCACAGGTTCTGCCATTATCCGTTTTCTTCCTGCCCCTGCTGGATGCGATCTTCCCTGGGCACAAGTGTGGTCTCATGCATTTCAAGGACCTGGTGGTTGGTTGATTGATAATTGCCTCACTACTAACAAAGGTCAATGTCCTGTTTGTGAAGCAAATCGTGAACTTTGGAATACTGGTAGTAAAGATAATCAAAATATTGTTCGTGATCGTAAGCGTAAACTTTCTTATTATGCGAACATTTATGTTGTAAAGGATCCCGCAAACCCTCAAAATGAAGGTCGTGTATTCCTTTATAAATTTGGTAAAAAAGTTTATGATAAAATTCTGGCTTCTATGCAACCAGAATTTGATGATGAAAAACCTGTAAATCCTTTTGATTTTTGGGAAGGTGCTAACTTCAAACTGAAACTTCGTAAGGTTGAAGGATATTGGAACTATGATAAATCTGAATTTGCAGAACCTGCTCCTCTTCTTGATGACGATGATGAATTGGAAAAGATCTACAAATCTCTTTATGATTTGAATGAATTTACCGATGCAAAAAACTTCAAATCATATGAAGATTTGAAAAAACGTTTGGATCAAGTTCTTGGTAACAAAGGAACTACTCGTCGTCAAGATCCTGAAGTTGCTGACGAAGAAGAAGAGTTTGAACCAGTTCAAGAAAAAGTTTCAGTTCGTGCTTCTTCTAGTTCTAGTAGTGAAGATGAAGATGAAGATGATGCTCTGAGTTACTTTCAGAAACTTGCAGAGTCCTGATTTGAAAATCAACTTTTAATTACCTTTTCCCTCGAAAAAAATTTCGGGGGATTTTTTTGTCCCCAAGGTCAATTGCCAGTTAATTTTGGATTATAAGTTGCCTTAGTGTTTGCATCAATATAATCAGAAGATTGATCATATTTCATGATATTCTTCATATCATTAACAAATACTGAAAGATATTGTGGTTTGAGGATTAATATTTTTCTTTTTTCTTCATTTAGTTTAACTTCATAATCATAATTGGTCACTTCATTGAGTCCATTAGAAGTTCTTACAATTCCATTTGAATCTGTAAAAGATGCAGAATGCCCATCAAATTCAAAATGAATTGTAACACCAGGAAATTGAACTGACATGGTTTTTTCTTTATTTATATACTAAGGTAATAACAGCATCACCATAAGTATTTGATGTTATTGTATATAAATTGTATGGAAGTACTATTTTTTGAGTTCCTATTGCATCACCGATTGTTATATTTGTATCTTCATCTCTTCCATATAATGTCAAAGAACCACCCCAACCATTTGGCCATTGATTGAGATCATTTGTAACTGTG